ACGAGAAGTTTTGTTTTTGTTATCATTTTCCATATGCTTATACCTCCTTCGTGATTTTTAATTGTTTCGCATATTCTTCCAATGGCACTCCTAATTTTTTAGCGATTGCAACCTGAGAAGAAGTGAGTCTCACGGTTTTGCGACCAGGTTTTACACTTCGCTTCGCTGAAGCTACTATTTGTGTCGGCTTGGTCGTAGAATTTTCTGCCTTGTCGCTATTATTAACAAATTTGTGCGGAAATTCAAGTCTTATTCTTTTATCAATTTCAGCATAATATTCGTCAGATTGTGGATCATAACCTTCCTCTTCAGTTAACCTTTTATGTAGGTCAAATGCGGTATAAGTCATGGCTGTATCTGAACCAAACCATCTGTTTTTAGATCCCCAAGCTTCTGCTTTAGGATCAACCATTTCAGTTTGTTGTGGCGTTATTCTAGGCAACTCTTGCTCTTTTGGAGCATATTTTACTGCCTCTTCTGCCATTTGTTTGGCTTCAATTAACCTAGCTTCCTCATACCCGAGTCTTGCTATTTCCTTTTGAGCTTCAACTTCAGCTGCAAAATCCTGTGCTTCTCTAGCTGCTGCTAGTCTAGCCGCTGCGGCTTGCATACCTGATTTGATTCGCTCTTCTCTGTCTTTAACTCCAGCTTGTTCAACTGAAGAATATTTTTTTTCTAACTTTTCTTTTTCTTCTTTTTGGATTTTTGCAAAAGATAAAGCTTCATCAGCTTGTCTTTGTGCTTCTCTCCATTTTTTAGTTAGCTTTGCAATTCTTCTTTGAACACCTTCACTATAATCTTTCAATTCGTCTTTCTGTTCTTTAGCCTCTGGCTTCTCGTCGCTCGCTTCTTGCTTCTCTTCGACTTGCGTCTCTTCGCTAGTATCTTGCGGCGCGGAGCTAGGTTCTTCTTTTTCTACTTCAGTTTCTTGTTGCTGATCTTCTAACTCGATCTCTGCACCAGGACCTGATGTATCAATGTCAACAGTTTTATTTTCTTCTGTTTGCATAGTTTCCTCCTATGTTAAAATTTATGAAGTATGTCTTCGGGGTTTTCGATGGTTGCTAAAACTTCATCATCATTTAGCAATCTTACTTCCCCTCCATCGATTTGGATTCGGCTACCAGCATATCTTGCAAAGATAACCCAATCTCCCTTCTTGCACCAAGGGCCTTCAGGGAATTTTTCTTTGTCATAGCAATGAGGACCCATTGCTAAAACCAAACCACAAGTTGAAGCAACTTGTTGTCGTTCTAATGTTTCTTGTCCTAAATATAATCCACCTTTAGTTTTTTCTGACATCTTAAAAGGAAGAACCAGCATTCTCCAGCCAGTGGGTTTAGGAAGTTTTGTAGTTTCTTTTGATTTTAATCTCTCGTATCCTTCAACTTCTTTTTCATTGAGGGATTTATATTTTTCTTCGAGAGCATTTTTACGTGTCGGAATAGTCTCCGAATTGGATGACGTTGGTGTTGTCTTGCTCATTTTTTTGCTCCTTATTTGGGTTTAGCAGGTTAGAGATTTCCTGTAATATTAATTGTAAGGCATGCGCCTGACCTAACATATACTTGTATTTTTCCATGTTGTCAACACCTCCACTGATCATAGCTTCACCAATGTTTTGATATAAGTCTCGGATTGTCTTTTGTATTTTATGTATGATTACGAATTCGTCGTTTTCCATTAGCAGTTCCATTTTCTAAGACTTTTGTTAATCCTAGAATTTGGATCTCTTGCCGTCTTTGCTGACGTCAATCGTTTCTTCATTCCTTTCATACGAGCGCAAAAAGATTTTCTTCTATTTGCAGCCTTAGAACCTTTCTTTAGTTTTGAAGGTTTTGTGGTTACGGCCATAGATAATTTAGAACCAGGATTTGCTCTTCTGTAAGATGCAATACCTTTTCTATTTAATCCGCCTGATTCAGACTTACCTTCTTTTCTTTGCCACGCAGGAGTTGATCCTGATCTGAAATTTCTTCTTTGTGTTGAATGTCCTTTTGGATAAGGAACATTTTGTTCCAATTGATCAAATATTGCTGATGATCCTTTTTGGAAATATCTTCTCATTATTTGCCTTGTGATTTTTTAATCGCAGCTGCTGTAGGTGCACCCTTCTCACCTTTTTTTCTCATTTTAGCACCACGTTTTCTTTTCATCATAATGTTATACCAAAGACCTTTTTTTGCCTTACGACCGTCTTTAGTTGTATGATACATAGATCCGCCTTTTTTTGCTTCAGCTCTATCTACATATTCTTTACCCATACCTTTAGCCATTCCTTTGGCTCTAGCTTTTTCCCAACTTTCAATTTGACCGTTTTTATTTATGTCTTTTGGTCCAATAACATTTGACCCTTTACTAAAATATCTTCGCATTTTATTCTCCTTATTTTTTATTCATATTTATCACATCAGTTGCCTTAAGTCCATATATGGCCGCGACTACTGAAACCCAAAGGCCAACTATCCACCAGGGCATCTCTTGTAATTTTTGAAAATACAGGTCAATCTTTTCTTGCATCTTTTCATCTTCTGCAAATACAGAATATGCTAACAAAAACAGAGGCGAAGAAATTGTCAAAAGTACAAATTCGTCCTTCCAGTCTGATTTTTGATTTTCTGCAATCTTGCCACTAAACTCAATTTCTCCACGTTTCATTTTTTCAATGTGAAGAAGTTTAGCTTCTGACATTGCAACGTCAGCTGCTTTTTTATTCTTGTATATTTCTAGTCCAGATTTTAAACCTTGACCTAATAAACCCCAAGGTATCATAAACTAGTATGCTTTTGAGCTTCTTTTCTTTTCAGGTAGGACTTTACCTTGACCTTTAACTTCCATTTCAGGTCCGCCTGTGCCAATGTAATTGAAAGCTTTGTCAGCAGTTGTTTTTGATCTTGGATCAATCTCAATTTGCTGTTCTCCAACTTTTACATCTTTAATTTTATTTAGTTTTTCCATAATTAACCTCTTTTTTTGCTTTTACCAGCCTCAGAAAGAGCAATCGCAATAGCTTGCTTACGACTTTTTACTTTTTTTGGGCTTTTACCAATGTTGAGTTCGCCTTTTTTGAACTCTTTCATCACAGTTTTAACTTTTTTCTGTGCTTTTGTCATCTTTTTTCTCATTTTTTACTGTCCTCGTTTAATTATGACACCACCTGGCATCATATCTTTTGCATTTGGCATTGTTTTTGACAATATTGTCTTTTCAATGGAAGTATCAGCTCTTAATTTTGCTAATTCTTCGTTTTGTTTTAACTTTTGATCTTGATTTTGTTGATTCATCATCGCTCTCATCTTATCTAAGTTAATTCTATCTTCACCTTCAGAACGTTTTCTTTCGTTTTCTTGTGCTTGAAGGTCTAATTCTCTTGCTCTAAGTTTAGCAATTGGATCATTATCAAATTGAGAAGTAATTTTTTTCTCTTCGTTCATAAATTCTTCCATCATATCAGCAATCAATTGTGCTTTTCTTGCTTCAATTTTTTCTGAAACCATTCTCACTTGCATTTGAATGTTTGGATCTTGCATTGCTTGTGGATTTTGTTGAATCGTAGCAATTTGTTGCATTTCATTTCTAAATTCTATCTCAACTTGTTCTTGAGCCATTAATGAAATGTGTTCAAAACAATTTTTTTCTAAAGCAGCCATAACGATTGGAGCATTTCTTGCCATATTAGTTGCCATGAAATTTAAATGCGCAGTGATATGTGCTCTATGATCTTGTCCAGGAAAAGCTTGAAAAGGTTTTCCACCTAAAGCATCAATATGTTCTAGTGCAGGGTCTTTTGGAATTGGTGGTTGTGGTCTAATTAAAATTTTATCTATGTCTTTAACACCAAGTGCTTGATACATATTTCTATAAACTTCATATTGGTTATGCATTGCTGGATTTGAGGCCGCCAGTTGCAACTCTGTTTGCGCAAGGGAAATACGCTGTGTCTGTGAGAAAATATTAGGGTCTGCAACTGGCAGTATATCTACTCTGTCATCAAAGTCTGATTGTTTAATTAGTCTTTGACCACCAACAACATCATAAGGATATTCTTGAGGTAGATATAACTTGAAAACTCTTGCCATTAATTTGAACTCTTGTTTTAAGGCTGCATAAATTCTTTTATGAATCGCGGACATTGTCCTTGATCCTCTTTCTAGCAACGCAACTGTCGTACCCACTGCGGCTTGTTGATTACCCTCTCCTACTTGAAGATCAGCTATAGATGCAAAACGCTGACCTGCTTGTACTACGACGCCCATAAGTGCTAAGAGTGTTTGAGACGGCTCCTTAAATGGAAGCATCATAAATGCGTCACGTATATTTCCTCCTGGTGCGTCGACATCTCTAAATTCGCCAGGTTGAATAGACTGTGCGTCGTCCCTAATTCTTATTCCTCGCTGTTTAAAACCAGCAGGTAAGTTAGAAAGAGTACCAGCATCAAGTAATTGTCTTAATGCAGATGTAGCAGTTCTAGATAATCCACCAATCATGTGAATTAATCCAAAACCATAAAAACCAAGTCCTGGTAAAAATTTAAAGTGTACGAAATATTGAATTTTATTTTTCTTTGGATCACCTACTTCGTAATTTCTTCTAATAGATAAAATCTCTCTTGAATTTTCTTCTAATGTAATGACGTAAGGTAATTTAATTCCTGTTGGCTCACCATCGGGCCCAACGTCTTCAAAACCTTCTAAGTCTAAATTTGTATGGAATTCTAAAATATTAAATACATCTTCTTCTCTTGCAGATTTACTTTGACCTTCCAATTCTCTCTCTTTTCTTTCAACATCAGATTCATTTAGTTGACCTGGTTTTAATTCTATGTCTCTATAAAAACCTGCAACTTGTTGTTTACGTAAATCATTTTCTGAAATTTTTAAAACATGAATGATTGATTCCGCATCATCTAATGAGGTAGCTGAATACGGAACGATCAAATCATCTGCAGGCACGAACTTTGATACGGCTCGTTGTTCTACCTCATCATAATAAACTTTTTTAAATGATGATCCCGCTAGAGGTAGATAAAATAACATTTGATCAAAATCAGGTTCATAATCTTTCATCTGATCCATAATTTGATAATTCATAAAATCTTTTACACGTTGAGACTGTTGTTCTTTTTCAGGAGTAGGTAATCCTAAAATTTGAGTTCTTACTGGTCCTTCAGATGGTAATAATTCTTTGTAAGCTAATGATTGAAATTGTGTAACGGCTTCTGCAAGAACAGGATGAGTTGCACCACTTGCTCCTTGAAATGGTTCTGTTCTGTTGTCGTATTTAAATCCTAATAGATCTAAACCTTCTCTGTAAGTTCTTTCCCAATCTTTTCTTGAAGATTTATAATCTTGGTAGTTTTGATAAAGTGAACTTCCTAATCTTCCTAATATGTCATCAGGTAAATGATCAGCTAAATTATCGTAATGACCTTCACCTCCTTCAACGGAAGCTACTGAAGGATCATAATCAATGTCAACGGACCCATCTTCATTTTCAGTTATCTCAATAGGATTTCCAGCTTCATCAACTTGTTTTTGTTCTTCAGCTTGTGCCTCTTGAATTTCTTCAGGTGATGGTACGTTTATTGTTTGCTCTACGTTTGGTAGCGCCTTGTCTATGTTGTCTGCCATTTATTTTCTCCGCTTGGATTGTTTTAACAGTATTATAGTTAATATTCAAGCCTTGTGGTTGAGGCCCTGATTTAGGGGGTATCGTTGTTGTAAGCTTAGTCTTTACTGAATATTTTTTTAACATTATCTAGACTATCTATTATTTCTTCTTCAAAATCTTTAACAGGTTCATCACCATACATTTTCCAAACTGTTTGGTATTCTTCAAAATCTCCAGGTATTTCTATGGATTCACCAGTCTCAGGATCAATTTCTCTAGATGGTTTTACATAAACAGTTTCTGCAGTATTACCCTTATCAGTGTTATATCTTACTCTTATTGTGGTAGGATCCTCTACAACATCAATGCCTTTATGAGATCTTACTTCTTTTCCTTTTTTACCAATGTCAGTTAGAGCACCTTTATTTTTAACTACATTGTAAACGTCCCAAAAATTATCTTTTATCCAAGACCAACCTTTTTCAACTGCGGGTGCTGCAGCTTCCATTCCTTTTTGAACCGTAGGTGATTTAAATAATTTAGTAACACCAAAAGGTAATGCCCCTAAAATACCTGCACCTACTTTTATAAATTTTCTTTTTGAAGGATCTTTTGGACCATCTTTGAAACCTAGTCGCATTATACCGCCCTTCATTGCTCCTTCTCTTCCCATTTCTTCTATTTCAGTTTGTTGTTCTGGAGATATTTCTTCACTAACTCTTTGACTCATGAAAGCTTCATAAGCTTGTGGATCTGTTTCTTTTAATGCTTGAAGATTTTGATATTGATCATAAAAATCTTTTGCTTGTCCTGCTGTTAGTAATGCAAGTCCTGTTGGTGTAAAAAATCTTGCAGCTTTTCCTAAACCTAAAACACCTTTTAATAATCCTGGATTAAGTCTTGATGCAACACCTGGTGCAAGTAAACTTACACCAACATTAGGATCAGTAGTAGCCTCAAAAGGAGTTTTACCTTCGTCTAATCCTCTTTTAATTTCTGAACCAGCAAAAGCTAATGCGGCTGCTGGCGTTCCTAAAACTTCTAAAGCAGTTAAAAGTTTTTTTCCTAGTCCTAGGTTCATACCAAGGGTTGGACCACTTAGCCCTCTAGCCTTTGCAGGTTTTGATACTATTTGTTTTTTAAAAGGAGTTCCAAGAGCTTCAAAATTACTCTTAACTATATTTGATACTCCATCCGCTACTTCAATAACAGCTTTATTTCCTAATCTAACTTTAGACACAGGATCTCTTACTGTTAAATTATAATCAGATAAAACTTTATCTACTTTTGATAAAACAGGATTGTCAGGTTGTTCTCTAGCAATTCTTTTAAAATTTTCCATCAAAGAACCAAATTGTCCAGGTGCCATTTGAATATTGTTTGGATAATAAATATTTCTTTTTTGACCTCTAACACTAGAAATATGCTCTACATCAAAAAATTTATTTGCTTTTGCTCTATCTTTAATTTTTTGAGCTAATTGTAAATCAGATAATTCACTATACTTGTCAAAAGGTATTTGTCCTTTTGATAAATTTTCCATAGTTGCATTTACTCTCATTGAATCAATATATTTTTTATTTTTAGCGATAATCTCTAACGGCATATCTGCAACTTCTTTGTTCATAGCTTTTATATCTAGTATTATTTCATCTGATAAATATTTAGCTTTTGAACCAGCAAGTTTAGCACCTTGCTTTAATTTTTCTAATCTAACTTTTTGTGTAGCAAATTTTTCTCCTGTTCCAGTTTTTTTGTACTGGGACACATCTTCTCCTTTTTCTTTTAAAATTTTTCTAATTATTTTGTTTTGAGAGTCAGAAGATCGACCAGGAAAATATTCTCTACCTAAACCAACTAGAGATCCTTCTCTTTGACCTTCTGCAACTTTATTTAAATACTTTTCATAGATTTCATTTTTTATTTTAGGGTCTACAATTAATTTTTCATATTTATGTGGGGACTTAATTTTAACTTGTCTATCTTTGTTTTTAACCAAATCTCTGGTCCATTTCTTACCTTTAAGGGTCACATAATTATCTAATGAACCAGCAAATTCTCTTGCTGTCTTATCTAAATTTTGTTTTCTTAATTTTAAATATTGATCATCTGTTAGGACGTTCTTTAAATTTTCTTTCTTAAATGCTTGTGCTGCTTTTAATGCATCTTCTTTAGTGCCATAATTTTCAAAACCAAAATATTTACTGTCTCCTGTTATTCTTGAGCTAACAACATAACCAATGGGTTTTTTAGTTACTGGATTAAATCGTTCATTTATATTTGGTTCAATACTTTTAAAACCTTCTCTAGTTCCTAGATCCTCGCCTCTAAACATTCCGTTCTTGCCGAGTATTCCAAATAACTGCTGAGTAGGAGTAGAAACTATTTCAGGTTTTTTTGAATCGATAAATTCATCAACCTTCATTC